CATGTTGACCCACATGACCTGCGGGTAGGTGCTTCGCACCGTCTTCAACGCAATCCCGTTGTACTGCTGCTGGTTGATGAGCTTTAAGCCGTACGACACGCCGGTAGATGGGTCTTTGAAGTACGTTGAGTCATCAATCAAAATGGGCCGGTTGCCGACAAAATCACCGGTCGGTCCCATCGTGCGGCTGATTACGGTTGCCGGCCAACTGAAGACTTGATCTTCTGTCGCAAAAACCGACAGCCGCTCGGTGTTCCACGAGTCGATCATCTGGTTCATCGCAGTCAGCGCATCGGCTGCTGACTCGGGAGAGGGCGACTCACCCTCTGCTACGACACCAATCAGGCGCAGCGCGCCCGTGATAATGTCACCCGCTGTAGTTGCCATCGACCGCCTCCTTACGACGACGACCTCGGCGTGCGAGTTGATTTTCCGGCACGCTGTCTACGGCCCCGTCAGGGTCTGCGCCCAGAGTATAGCGTGTCCAGCCGTTTTGTTCATCAAATTCGGCTTCTTGCTCGGCAATCGCTACCTTATCGCCGTGGACTGGGTGTCTTAAATAAATGATTGGCATAGAAGTCGGGGGCCGAAGCCCCCGCCTGTTTAAGCAGCCGCCATGATGACCCAGTTGGTCCCGTCTTCGCAAACCAGCGTCGCAAACTTGCCCGCAATCGCGGCCAGAATGGCCGTGCCTGCAGTGCCTGATGCGAGTGGCTTGACGTTCGAGGACGCCGAAATCACCGTGTAGGTGCCAGACAGATTTTTGATCGTGACGGTCCGACCGATGTAAGCAGAACCGCTAGGCAACGTCACGGTGACGTTGGCAGCAGAGCCGTTACAGATCACGTAGTTTTCCTCATCGCCCAGCGTGAAGCTGGCGGTCTTGGTGACCGGAGCGTTGAGATAAAACGCCGTGAGTGACGGGTCGGAGTACGCCACGCCAACCGGTTTATTGTTCGGCATGACGTATCTCCTTTAACCGATCCGATAGACCACATACGCACCGTCCGCCGTCTTACGAAAGCGAAACAGCCCGCTAGACGTAACCGCCAGCGCTACCAGAGCGTTGCCACCGTCAGTAACTCCAGTGCCAAGCGACAGCGTGACGGTGCCCGACGACGTGCCAATGTTTACGATTGCCAGATCAAACGTGCTGCCAACAGTCGCGTTAGGAAGCGCGTTGTCGATAGCAACGGCGGTCGGAAGCGTGTACGTCGCAGCCGAGGTCGAGGGGTTAGCTACTAGCATACCGCCCAAAATCTGAGCAGCAGTCAACGTAGCCGTAGCGGTTGCGGTTTGAGGAGCTGCCGCAGCGCCCATGACGGTTTCGTCACGATTGCCTGCGCCGACCTGATAGCCACCAGCACCATTGGGAAGAGCCATGATAAATCCTTTCAAAAATTTAGCGAAAAAGGGGGCCGTAGCCCCCTGATCCTATCAGCCCCAGAGGCGAACAGCCATTTGCGGACGGATGACCGAGAAGCCGTACAAAACGTCAATACGGCAGGGCAGACGGTCATTGTTGATGTCGTACTGACGAACGATACGCATCGAGATGCCGTTGTGAACCTGGCGCGAAGCCATGTCCACGCCTTGCGGCATCAGCAGGTCGGCGGTCGCAAACGAGATGGCGTCACGGTGATACACCAGGTTCTGCGGGTACTGGGTGCTTGCGCTGCCCAAGAACGTCACAGCCGCGCTGGCTTGCGGGAACGAGTCCACGGTCGCAAGAGCTTGGCTGGCAGTGTAGATCGCCGGGCTGACGCTAACCGTGTACGCGCCGCTAACCGCCGTAGCATCGGCGGTCGCAACGAACTGCTGGAGCGAGCCGGTCGATTCACGGGTCTGCGGGTTCACCGCGTACACGTTGGCGATGGTAAACACGTCACCTTGCTTGATGACTTGCGAACCAGTGCCAGTGATGGCGATGGTGGTTGCGCCTTGCGATGACACGGTGGTCGTCACCGAGTGCGCGCCGGTCCGGCTGCCAGTCGTGAACTGCTTGATCGACTGCGACATGTTGACTTCATCCAGCCCGAGGATGCCTTCGCCCATCATGCCGTTCTTGAACTGACGGCTGATGGTGGAGGTCGGGTTGAAAAGGCCTTTCATGCCTTCGACCAGCGCTGCGTTGGCCGCCGGGTTAACGGTGGCGTAGCGGGGGTTCATCACCGCAGCGGCTTCGTTCAGCTTCTGTTGCGCTTGCAGCAGAACGAGCGAGGTGCCGGGGGTGGTGCCGGGGGTGCCAACCGACTGGAACACGTTTTTGAACGAGTTCGCAACGTCAGCGTCGATGCTGGACGCAAGCTGGCTGATACGAGGCTTCAGCACCCGCTCTGCGAAGTCATCGAGCTGCATGGTCAGCTCAGCGGTCGTGAAGTTCACGCCGATGTGCTTTTGGCTCGACACGGTCAGGGTGGTGAACTGTTCCTGATCGTCTTGCACCTGCAGCGCGGCACCGTCGGTTACCAGCGCGCGGTCCGGCAGACGGATACGCAGCGTGGAGCCGATTTTTGCGCCTTGAACGGCGAACGAGTCGTCATATTGACGATTTACATTTCGGGTGATCACCAGGTTGTTCTCGAGGATTTCGAGCGCCTTGCGGGTGATCATGTCAATCGTAAGGATTGAGTTAGCCATGATCTATAAAACTCCTTTGGTTGATAGAGATTACCTACCGTGTTTAGCTTCCCACGCCCGAATCTGGCGCTGCCGTTCGGCTGCGATCCACTCGCTCGTGCTCATCGTTTTTAACGAGCGCGGGTCGGTGGTGTCGTAAGCCGGTCCGCTTGAAGATCGAGCGGCGACAGGTTGAATCGGTGCAGGGGCGTTAGACGGCTTCTTAACAGGGGGGCTATCGGCCACTTTGGCCTCAATTTTCCCAATTTCTTTAGCCTGCAAGAACGGCGACAAACGCGAGATACGATCCGCTTCTTTGGGGTTGAGTCCGAGGTAGTAAGCTACATCAGGCCCAACGTCCGACGCCTGAATGGTCTGGGCCATCACGGTGGTGATCTTCAGGCTTGGGTTGTACGCGACGGTTTCAAAGTCTTCGTACTTGTCCCGCGCCTGCTCTTCCTTGTCGTGATACGACTCCAGAATTGCGGTCTGCTGGCGCTCCAGTTCCCGTTGTTGCAGGAGCTGCTCTGCCTTCTGAGCCGCCAATGCTTCGGCGTACTTTTCGACAGATTCAAACTGTTCCTGCGAAACAGGCGTCGGGGCGACGGGCAGTTCAGGTGCCTTAGTGCGCTCTCGATCCCAGGTTCTACGCTCTCTTGCGAGCCGTTTGCCAATCATCGCGTCCACTTCTTCTTGCGTGAACGTCTTGACCGTGGTTTGCTCTTCCGGCGCGGGTGATGCTACTTCGGGGGCAGGCGCAGCCGTTGCGGCCTGTTCCGGCGCGGGGGTATCCGCTACAACTTCAGGAGTGTTTTCCATGTCTACTCAGTGTGAGTACCTGGTGAACCGCACCAGTACGGGTGTAAATTTATACAGTAGTTTGCGCTTATGTCAAGCCCAAACACGAACAGGTGCTGCGGGCGTGACCTTGTACTGCTCCAGATTGGCAGGCGTCGGCGTAGACGCGGCCAGCCTGACGTTAACGTGCCAGCCATCTAGATCGGTAAAGGTGGGTTCGCCATAGATGGCGTGCTCGACCACCTCAGTGATGGTGAACGTCTTCCCGTCCAGCCCCTCGACCTCACGCTCCGCAGTGACCGCAGGAACAAAGTCGGGGTAGGAGGTCTTGGTGATCACGCCGATGTAGTCGACAGACGCGCCAGGAGCGGCAGCGTAGCCAGCGGGGATGATGACAGTCTCATCCTCGGCCAGCAGCGCCTGCGTTTCGATGAGCAGACCCGCTGCGAGCAGTTGCTCGTATGCAGCCTGCTCGCTGCTGAACTTGAGATAGAGATCCGTCCAGAGCGGAACGGGAGGAGTCAGGGGGAGATCGTCAAGCATGGTGTCCTCAGCTTGTGATGCTTTGCAGCTCGGCGTTGGTCAGGCGGCGGGGATAGTAGGCGATGCGGCGAAGGTGGCCGTTAATCAAACTATCGATTGAATCGGAATTGTATGCACCAAGCACAAGTCTACTTACCGTTGGGATTGTTCCGCTCGTATCTGTTGTTGGGCTTACACCGCTAAGGGTGATGGCAAAATCATTAGCTTTGTACGCAACAGCACTTTTGTACACGACATTATTTGAAACGCTACCAACACCCATATCAACCTGTGCTGCGCCGCTCGTTGCAACATATGTACGTTGAACGCCAGCGGATACATACAAAGTGATCCTGTTACTTGCTGTCCCGTCATTTAGTTCTGCTTGGTATCGTCCCCCACTGGCTGCAAACGTATCGTATTCCGCAAACAACGTCCCCTCCGTCGCGTTGTACCACGGCGACAACGTATTCACACTCGCAACATCCGCGCTGCGTGTGACGGAGGAGGCGACAGTGGGGATGTAGCTGGTGGCGAAGGATCCGGCTTCGAGTTGGGCGCCCCAGGCGTAGATGCCAGATGTTCCGTCGCCGGTATACGATGGGACTTCTCCTCCAGTGGGAGAGTTTGATGTGGCGATCAACGGCGCCGCGGCATTATTTGCCCCAAGCGTGCCAGTAACGGAAACTCTATACCATCCGTTTCCAGAGTTCGTTATGGTTGCCGATGCATTTGTCCACGATCCACCAGCAACAACAGACTGCGTTATAACGCCGGTTTGCAAATCAACGTAAACATATACCCCACCGGTTAATCCATCACTCATAACCAAAACCGCGTAACGGCGCTCAGCCATTTTTAGATACACGGATGTCGTATATACAGTGCCATTGACAGCGACCCTAGTATTCGCAGCGTAATGCCCAGATGTAGTGGCGCTCTCGATAATCTTGTCTGCCGTAACCGTACCGTCAGGAGATGTAATTGCGTTGGATGATATTGTCGTGTTGGATTTAACCCAAGCCGCATTGCTGAAGTCCTCTGAGTAAGTAACCAGATTCGTCCTCTGCTCCTCAATGAGCAACCCCTTGGGAGTAGCAGACCCGCTGACCACTGGCACAGCGCGGAATCCGTTGGTAGCGCCGGATACCATGTACGCGGTAGCGGTGGAGCCGACTTCTAGTTGAGCGCCCCAGATGAAGATGCCGGAGGTGCCGTCTCCGGTGTAGCTGGAAGTGCCAGCAGCAATGGTCGGTGAAATTGTAAACTGCGCAACACTTGTGGCCGATGCGTAAACTCTCGAAGCGGTGATCCTATACCAGCCATTACCAACACTATTAATTGATACAGTAAGCAGCGCACTTACATTGCTTGATGTGCCATTCGACAAATCAAAATATG